TTAAATATAAATATTTTAAACTATAAATACTTAAATGTATAAAAATATATATTATAATACATTATAGCACACGATGTCAGAAAAGTATCCTCAACGCAGTAATAAAAATTATAGATATAGTAATGGTAACCAGGGTCCAAACCCGAACCAGAGTGGTAAATTTAATGCACCGAATGGTGCTGATGTAAATGGCGGTGGCGGTGGCGGTGGCGGTGGCGGTGGCGGCGGTGCAGACAGCAATGCATATCGTTCCAATTATACAGGTTATAATAATAGCCGTTATAGGAACGAGTCATCTTTACCAAATGAATCAAGGTTTGAAGGCAGGTCGAATGGTCGCATGAATCGTGGTAACAAGGTTAATTTTAATTACCAAAATGATAGAAATGGAAATGAAAAAACTGAAAGAAATGATAGAAATGGTGGTGGATTAAATATTAATAGAAATTATAATAACACGGGAGTACCCCCTCAACCTTTTCTTGCATCTGAGAAACCTGAACATGCAGTGGAGCCTTCATCAGCATCTGCACCTGCACCTGTCGATGATATACAAAATTCCGTAGTTGAAACCCATCCTACTACCGATCAGGATACATCCACACCCCCCAAAGAATTCGATAAGTGGGAAGACCTCGAGGGTATTCTCAATGAAGACATCATGCGCGGAGTTTACTCTTATGGATTTGACTCTCCAAGTTTGATTCAGCGCAAGGCGCTTTTGACTATGTTCGATAGAAAGGACATTATTGCACAAGCTCAATCAGGAACTGGGAAAACGGGCGTTTTTACGATTGGTGTTTTGCAAAATATTCATCCTGAACTTAATAAAACCCAGGGTCTTATCATGGCACCTACTCGCGAACTTGCAAAGCAAATCCATGAAGTTATTTCAAGTATTGGGTCGGTAAATAAAAGCATCAAGTATCATCTGCTTATTGGTGGGACTTCGACTGACGACGACGCGTTTGAATTGAAAAACAACACGCCGCATATTATCGTTGGTTGCCCTGGACGCGTCTATGATATGATGCGACGCGGTAATATAGTTGCAAAAGATATATCTATTCTTGTATTGGATGAAGCAGATGAAATGTTATCGATTGGATTTAAGGAACAAGTGTATAATATTTTTCAGTATTTGAATAACGACGTGCAAGTGGGATTGTTTAGCGCAACTATGCCTGTTGAGTTACAAGCACTTACGGATAAATTTATGCGCAACCCTGTGCGCATTTTGGTGAAATCGGAGTTGCTTACACTTGAAGGTATCAAACAATACTATGTCGCCCTTAACGACGACTCACAAAAATATGCAACACTTAAGGATATTTTCAATATTATTTCAATGTCGCAGTGTATTATTTATTGTAATAGCATTAAACGTGTCATGGATTTGACGGAGGCGATGCAAAACGACGGGTTTCCTGTATGCTGTATTCATAGTAGTATGGAAAAGTCGAAGCGTGATGAGGCGTATAGCGAGTTTAAGGCAGGTAAACATCGTGTTCTTATTTCTTCGGATGTTACTTCGCGTGGTATCGACGTGCAGCAAGTTAGAACAGTGTTAAACTTTGACTTGCCGAAATGTATATTTAAATACTTGCATCGTATTGGACGTTCAGGACGATGGGGGCGTAAAGGAACCGCGATTAACTTTGTGACTCGTTGGGATATGAAAACGATGAAAGAGATTGAGCGACACTATCAGACCATCGTTGACGAGTTGCCTTCAAATATTGCGATTGATTAGACGTGCAACATGCAACACGTTATACCCCGGATTAAATAATAAAATAAATTCGTATATTTATTTTATTATTAATATTTTTAGATATAAAGCAAAATAATAGAATCCAATAGAATCCAATAGAATCCAATAGAATCCAATAGAATCCAATAGAATCCAATAACATGTTTGACATTAATAAAATTTTAACAGATATGAAAGAATCACAATTGAAAAAACTAGAGGAAATAAATGATAAAATAAAACAAGAACAACTTAAAAAAGACCCAAGTTCAAGTGGAGAATCTTCTGCAAACTCTTTTACGATGAACTTGACCAATGAGGTTAGCAAATATTTGAAATCTTTCCCGTGCAATACTACAGATCAAGAACCAGATGGACAGACACAGACAGAAACAGAGACAGCGAAAGGAGATAAATCAACTCATACTAAGAAAAATATACCTTCCCATAAAACATCTTTTCAACTCCCCATTTGTTATTTAGAAGATAAAGATAAACGCAAAATAAACTCCAATATTTTAAATGATTTAGAACTACTTGAAGCAAAAAATGACAATAGTGTCCCCATGTATGAAACGATTTTTAAACCTGAATCTATTTTTAGTAAACGATATGTCGCACTATGGAGTCACTACTATACTACAAATGTCGACTTTTTAAAAGAGTCGCAAACATTTTATCAATCTTATGTCAACCAATATGGATGCAAGCTGAGCGAACCTTTGCGAATGATTTTAGACGACAAAACTAACTATACATATAAACCATACAAGACCGGCGATGAGGATGCCAGCGCCAGCGCCAGCGCCAGCACCGGAGTAATTATTTTCCCGCACGAGGTTTACGCCACAATTGATAAACTATGGATCGATATTGCGGGAGACAAGAATTTCAAACAGCGTTTCAGTTATATTGACTTTCCTATGTTGGATAGTTTAAACAAGTCGCCAGTGGCCATGCAACTTATGAGCATTTATAATCTGACATCGCCGGTTATTTCGCTTCTTTCGCCCCTGATTTTATTGTTTATTCCGTTTTTTCTGTTAAAGATTCAAAAATCGCAAGTCTCGTTGTCAACCTATATCGCATCCTTGAAAACGATCCTTTCTAGTCACCCGATAGGGAAAGTGTTTTCGCTTCTCGATTTTTCAAGTATGTCGTGGGATAAACGCATATATGTTCTCATGTCGGTTTTCTTCTACTTTATTCAAGTTTACCAGAATGTCATGTCATGTCACCGGTTTTACAAAAATATGATTCTTATTCACAAAAATATATTTATTTTGAACGACTATTTTCGGTATACGATCCGTAATATGAAACACGTTATTCAAATGTCGCATAATCTTATAACCTATCGCAATTTTACGAATGATTTGAAAGCGAAAGTGCAACACTTGGAGAAACTATGCGATGTGTTTAGTAAAATCAAACCATTTGCAGTGAACTTTAAGAAATTTACCGAAATCGGAAAACTTATGAAACTAAACTACGAAATATTTGTTGATCATGATATAAAATCATGTGTAGACTATAGTTTTGGTTTCAACGGATTTTATGAAAATATTGACCATATTAAACAGATGATTGATAGTTCGCGAATCAATCCTTGCGTGTTTATTGGCGGTAATGAGGAAGAGGAGAAGGATGAGGAGGAAGCCCACGAAGCCAATGAGTTGCCCGAAGAAGAGAAAGGAGAGAAAGGAGAGAAAGGAGGGAAAAATAAGAAATCTAAAAAGAATATATCATCCATGTCATCCATGTCATCCATGTCATCCATATCCAAAACATCTACTAAATCTGCAAAAAGCAGCACAAGCAGCAAACACTCAAATAAAAAACACACATCTTTTAAGCAGTTATACTATCCACACCACGAAACACCCATTAAAAACGATGTTGTCATAAACAAAAAAATCATAATTACAGGACCCAATGCTGCAGGCAAAACTACGATTATCAAATCAACGCTCATGAATATTATTTTGTCGCAACAAATAGGATACGGATTTTATGATAGTGCAAATATTAACCCTTACGACTATCTGCATAGCTATTTGAATATCCCTGATACATCAGGACGCGATAGTTTATTCCAGGCCGAGTCAAGGCGTTGTAAAGAGATTTTAGATAGTTTAGAAAAAGAAAACGATAAACGCCACTTTTGTATTTTTGATGAATTGTATTCAGGAACAAATCCTTATGAAGCAGTTGCGAGTGCATACGGATATATTGGCTACTTGTCTATCATGAAGAATGTCGACCTTATGCTTACAACACACTATATTTCACTATGCGACAATCTGAAAACAAACAAGAATATTAAAAATTATAAAATGAAAGTAGATGTCGAAGAAGATTACAACGTGAAATATTTATACAAATTAGAAAGAGGTATATCTAAAATTAAAGGAGGCATCAAAGTATTATATGATTTAGAATATCCTACAGCAATTATAGAAAATACAAAACAACTTTTGATGTCGATGTAATTAAGAAAGCGTTAAATATTTTATTTTTATTTATGTATAAAAATAAAAGATGTCGCTATTCAATTCACAAACTATTTTCATTATTCTTATTACTTTAATCATATGTTCGGCAATGTTTATTTTCTTTAGGTTTAAGCTGCGTGTTTTAGAGATTTCACAAATAGAACAGGCAAAAGTGTTGCAGTCTTTAGTAATGAACATAAGAAGTGGTGGACATCCGCGAAATATGGTAAGTGATGATGAAGTTATGAAACATGTGCAAATGCAAATGCAAATGCAACAGGATGGAGTGGGTGCTGGCGCGGGTGTTCCGGGTAATCAAAGTCATCATCCAAATGATTTGATTGATGTTTCTGATGACGACGAGGACGACGAGGACGACGACGACGATGAATCTGAATCATCGTCTGACTCTGAAGAGGATGACTCCGATTCGGAATCGTCATCTTCGTCTGAGGATGAGAACGAAGAGAACCACGAGAATACCACAAAAAAAATAATATTTAATAACGGAGGAGCTTTAGACACACATGCGCATAATATCGAACACTTAACCGGCGATGACATTAAAGTCATTGAATTGACAGAACCATTGTATCCTGTAGGAGGAAGCGCACATGGTTCCAAAGATTTGAATCATCAGCATGATACGAATGATGTAAGTGACGATGACGACAATGACGACAATGACGATGACGACGAGGATATGAGTGATGACGAAAATGACAACGACAACGACAATGACGATGAAGAAACCGGCAATGATACGGAAGTAAAGATAGAAGAACTTCCCAATCATGCATCTTTATCTTTACCTTTGCAACAACAACAACAACAACATTTAGAAACTTCTACTATCGATACTACCGAAATTAAAACTATTTTTAAGGCCGATAAGCAACAACAACAACAACAACAACAACAACAACAACAACAACAACAACACACAGACTACAACTCAATGAATGCCCAAACACTTAAGCAACATTTGAAGACCAAATTATCAGCGGATGGGATGCACTACAACGAGACTGCTATTAATAAACTTAACAAGAAAGAACTCATCAAACATTTGACCCAAGGATAGATGGAATGGCAAATAGCAATAGAAAATATTATTTAGCAAAGTATTAATATTTTATTATATATATTATAATAAATTATACAATAAAGTATATATAGTAGTTTAGTAACAATATACATATAAACAAATACAACAACTAAAAACACAAACATGTCTTGGGGAACTTGCTATGCGGGTTCAAACAATATCCACTTCAATTTTCCACCGATTATGGACGACGGCAGGAACTTTGCGACTTGGCAACCTGGTGCAGTTATAAATGAAAGAATCCGCGAAAACAATGATATCAAATCAAACTGGGAATATAGAACCTTTTTGCAAAACAACGCACTCAAGATAATGCAATCAAATTCTGTATCTGCGTGCAATAACTGCGGGTCATGTCCACCTGTTTATGTAGGGAGCCAAAATCCGGTTTCACAATTGAATGTGCCGTTTGTTTTTGCATCAGCTTTAGATAGCAGCCAGCCTTTTGGATATGAAACAAGCGACCTGAAAAATATGTATCTTTCACGCAACGAATTACAGAGCCGGATGAGCGCGCCACACATTTCTCAGGCACAAATGTTGATACAAGGTTTAGCGCGTTCGAACTAGGAGTAATATGGTGATAGCTAGAGTTTTAATCTTATGTTATCTTATTTTTCAAAGTAAAATAACATAATATCTAGTAATAATATATAGTAATTTTTAAACAAATAAAAATTAAAATGGCAACAAGGCGTAGAAAAGTAAAACATAGCCATAACAAGACTAGAACTACAAGTAAGGCATTATTGCGTAAAACTAGACATAAAAACAAAAAAAATAAACAAAATAGAACTAAAAAAAGATATCAAAGTGGAGGAGGACCGACAGCATCAACAGCATCAAAGAAACGAGCAAAAGGAGCATCAGGGATTAAAGCTGAACCAAAAACAATTAGATATCATATTCGTCATGGGCTTATGCGCCCTCAAGCAGAAGAGGAATATTTTAATTTTAATAAACTAAACCCCACTGCAGAATTTGATATTCCTATAGAAATATCCGATCTTCCATATAATATTAGCGTAAAATCAATTAAACAAAAAACGCCAGGACAAAATTCATTTTCTATACTATGTGGAGATGCGCGTAGATTTCTTGGCCAAGTTGGTTTAGGAAAAGAGGGTTATCATATGGTAATTGCTGTACGAAAAAAACATCCCACAAAGCCAAATAAAAGACAAATAGCTGCCTCTGAAATTGATTTACGCGAGGCTAAAGGCCTTTTATTTGGAGGTATAACTGATTGTGAAATAAAAAGAATAGTAGAACGTGCTAATGAGTTAACTGAGGCTTATTATAAAGACTCAACCGCTGGTAAACAGCAGATTGACCAATTTAATGCCTATTTAAAAAAAATAGGTTCAAAAATGCGTCTAGTCCCTAGAATAGAAAATCCTGAGAAACGTCGTCCACCTCGTGTTCAAACATCATTTAATTTTAATCCTGAATCTCCTAGAACTAAAGAGCTTCTAACTACATATTCATTAAGTTCTCAAGAATCTCAAGAAAATACCCCTGAAGAGATGGAAACAGGAGATTCAGCATCAAGAAAATCAGTTAAACCTCCTGTAAGTAGAGGCGTAAGTAACAGAAGTAGAGGCGTAAGTAACAGAAGTAGAGGTGTAAGTTCAAGTGGAATAAGTAAGCAACCAACACCAGAAGTTAGTTATTTTAGAACGTTTACACCAAGAGTTAGGGGAAAAACCCCATTAAAAGTAATTCCAGAAGAACACACACCATAATAATAATTACAAATAAAAATAATAATTCACTATAGATTTCCCGTAATTAACTAGATTACAAATCAAAAAACTTATTACCTACTATATAATTAATCCCTTTTTGAATATTATTAAATTCATAAATAATAAATAGCCCTACAAATGTCGATGTTAGGCAGTCCTTAGTGTAATGAGATCTAGATATACATATAAGTAAAAAAGATATAATATATGTTAGTATATACAGAACCCAATATTTCTTGCCATAATATTTATAAAAAAGTCCCAAAATAATTATAATACTAATAAAGTGTGCACTAATACCTAAGTTATTACATGAACCCATATTCTTGATAGTTTCAAACATATCGTTGCTATATTTACATGATTTACTACTATCAGGAAGTATAGTAGAAATAAAAAAAATAAAACAAATAAAATTACCCAATATTAGTAATAATAAGTAAAAGATAATATACTTATATTGTTTATTGATTATAAAAACTAAAGCAAAAATAAACATAATACTTTTAGTAAAATTATCATTAACTAGATACAAGTTATCTATATTTGGTATATTATCATGAATAATATCTGGAATAGTAATTTTGTTAATTTCTTTACCGGTTTCATAGGTATATTTATTTACTCTGGTTTGAACTATACATAATGTTACAAATAATACTATAAGTAAACATATAATATTTATGTAGATAGTTTTAATCATTTTGATATAAAATAGAATCTATGTATTATGTATTATATAATATATAATAATATATTATATATTCATTATCATAAACACCTATGAAAAATAAAACCTTGAAACATTACGCATCAAAATATTTGCCCCGCATTTTATCCAGACGTGATACATTATTTGAAAAAAAGCAACTAGATAAATCTCACAAACTTTATAAACAGAAAAAGTATTATACACGAAAAGCCGTTGCGTCATATCCAGGCAAAGTATCAAAGCATATTCTTCATGCAAGGAAAATATATGGCGTAGAAGATATTCTTCCATCGTCGCAACTTGCTAAGAAAACAGGATGCAGTATTTCCGCATTACGCCAGATCGAGAAGAAAGGCCAAGGTGCGTATTTTTCATCCGGTAGTAGACCCAACCAGACTGCACACTCATGGGGACGAGCACGTCTTGCAAGTGCAATAACCGGTGGTAAAAGTGCAGCAGTTGATTTTAGTATTATTGAAAAAGGATGCAATCATAAAACAAGTCGTGCGTATAAGATGGCACTACGTTCTGTCAAAATAAACGGCCACGGAACAAGACGTGTTCCCAAGTCTTCATTTGTAAAATCGTGATCTAATACATTCATTCTACAAAATACATAATAAAAACATATTATGTATTTTTATACACCATGGAAAAAACAAAAAACATTATAAGCTTCGATGTCGGGATGAAAAATTTAGCATATTGTATTTTTCAAGTAAACGAAACAACATGTAAAGTAAAAATATTACAATGGGATGTTATCAACCTATGCACTCCAATAGTAAGAAAGTGTAACACTTTAGGATGCGCCCAAGATGCAAAATATTGCAAGACGTTTAGGATTAATACCCAAAATGAGTATGTGGAAGAGAGTGAAGACGAAGAAGAGGAACAAGACATATATGAAACTGCAGAGAAAGGAGAGAAAGGAGATAAACACGATAATCAGGAACCTGATTATGAAATAGAATATTTTTGTAACAAACATGCAAAAACATCTAAATATAAGATTCCTACACCTGAATTAAATAGTAAGAAAATAAGAAAAATGAAACTAGTAGATATCAAAGATCTAATCGTTAAGTATAACTTTGCTCTATTCCCTGTAGAACATTTAGCTTCTTTGCCTATTGTTCTAGATGAGAAAAGAGAGAAAGGAGAGAACCCCGTAAATAAAATAGTAAATACAAAGACAAAAAAACCAAACTCAAATACAAAAGATGAACTTATCAATATGATAAAACAAGAATTACATAACAACTACCTTGAACATGTAGAAAATGTCAAAGCAATGGATGTTGATTTAATAACGATTGGCAAAAATATGATGCAAGAGCTTGATAAGGTTCTGGGAATGGGAGGGCTGGGAGTCATGGTAGACATTGACATCGCGATTATTGAAAACCAAATCAGCACGATTGCAAGTCGGATGAAAACTTTGCAAGGAATGATTGCGCAGTATTTTATAATGAAACATACACCCCATATTGAATTCATCTCAGCAGCAAATAAACTAAAAATGTTTATGACAAAAAAGAAAACAACATACACGGAACGAAAAGCAGAAAGTGTCGAAATAACTGCCGAACTTTTAGAAACAAAAGAGGAGTTCAAAGAGTTTAAAGGGTATCTTAATAAAAATAAAAAAAAAGACGATCTTGCAGATTGTTTTTTACAAGGAATCTATTACCTGACTATCAAAAATATGATAAATATTGTTTGATTATTTTATCGATTAATTTTGTATATTGTTTCACAAATATATATTTATAATGCGCACAAACTTAAAATTAAAATTATAGATTATTATTATTGATAATATAACATTATGGAAGAAGTGATTGACCTTGGAAATTTATCTGATTTAGATAATAGCTTTAGTAATAAAAATAGTCGCGGAGGTGGCGGCGGAGGTGGTGCCAAGTCCGTCAACTTCGGTGGAGGCCTTGAATTGCTTATGAATGATAAACTGAAAAGCGGTAATAAAAACGGCGGCGGAGGGGACAATATCGATTTAGAAGACCTGAATGAGCTGGAAGACGAATTGAATGACTTGTCGAATTCTATCGGGGGCGGCGGTGGCAGTGGCAGCGGGGGTGTTAAAAAAATCTCAAAGAATTTCAAGTCTGATTTTTTTGGTTCTGCAGGAGCAAGCAGCGGCGGCGGGGGTATAAAACTAAGCAATTACAACGACGATGATGCTAGCGATGGCGGATATTCTGAGCCGAGGTATAATAACATCAGCGGTAGTAATGTTGGTGCATCTACTGCAAATACAGACAATGATAATAAAACATGGGATGGGTTTGGTAAGTTTAGTAATATTCCATTAAACCCTGATGCAAATGTGGACGCAACGCCGCAAATGACGAAAGAAGAATTGTTGCGCGAAAAGTTTAAAATTTTACAAAAATTGGAAGAACTGGAAACGAAGGGTATTCGTCTTAGTAAGAAATACAGCATGGAGTCTTCTCTCTTTGAAATGAAGGGCGAATACGAGACACATGTTGAAGAACGTGAGAAGAAGAATAGTATCAAATTTCAACAGAAGTTGCTTATGACTGCAATCACAGGTCTAGAATTTTTGAATAATAAGTTTGACCCATTTGATTTGAAGTTGGACGGATGGTCAGAGCAGATCAACGAAAATGTTGACGACTATGAGGAGATTTTTGGAGAGTTACATGAGAAATATAAGTCGAAAGCAAAGATGGCGCCTGAATTGAAACTGCTTTTCCAGTTGGGTGGAAGCGCGATTATGCTTCATATGACAAATACGATGTTTAAATCCGCCATGCCGGGTATGGACGATATTATGCGCCAAAATCCCGAACTTATGAAACAATTCACACAAGCAGCAGTGAACACAATGTCACAATCATCGCCGAATTTTGGGAACTTTATGGGGGACATGATGGGAGGTATGGGGGGAGGAGGAGGCGGCATGGCAGCACCCCCACCGATGTCGAGTAACTTTAATAACCAGCGTCCACCACCCGCACCTGTTGCTACAAAAGGACCTAACTCGGTTCCACCTCCACGAAGAGAAGGCGATATTTCGAATCGCCCTGACCTGAACTTTGGTAGAGGAGGTATGAATGAAGGTGTGAACCTGACAGACAATTTTGTAAATGCATTTGCAAACAAGTCAATGCGCGGAGCACCTCCGCCTAATCCGCAAAACCCACGCCCTGAAATGAGAGGACCGAGCGATATTAGTAATATTCTTTCTGGTCTTAAAACGAAAAGTATAAACATTCCTAGCGGAAGTGGCAACGGCAACGGCAACGGCAACGGCAATGGCAACGGCAGCGGTGGCAATGACATGGCGTCGTTGTTTGGTGGCGGTGGTGGCAGCAGCGCAAACAATGCTGAAGAAAAAGGGAGCACGATTAGTATTTCTGAGTTGAAAGACTTGCAAAATGATAACATGCCAAGCAGAACCAAACGCAAACCTAAATCTGAAAAGAATACGATCAGTTTGGATATTTAATTCTAAGCAATACAAATAAAAAATAAACACTACAAAATATAATAAAGATATCAAAATATATTTTTATTATATATATTTTTATACAAACACAACACAACACAACACAACACAAAACACATCCACAAATGATATCTATTGTATGTCTTATACGTAACGTAATTACCACAACGACACAATTAGAATCATTATTAACGAGTGTTCAATCTGTGGTAAATCAAACATACCAGGATTGGGAGTTGAAGGTTGTATGTTATAATACACAAACACCCACACCCGCATCCACATCTATGCCATCATTTGAAGACAAACGAATTGAAGTAAAAACATACGGAGAAGAGTTTAAAACATATATTCAAACGTTTTTACATGTAGTAAATAACGACGCAATGTATAACTATATTGGAATATTAGATGTAAACGATATATGGGCACCAAATAAACTAGAACTTCAAGTCGCAAAACTAAAAGAGTTTCCAAGAATAGACGTAATTGGAACAAAAAGCAGATATGATACAAGTGCTGGTCTAGAACCCGAAATATCCGAAATATCCGAAATATCCGAAATATCCGAAATACCAATAAACGGACTATACAATTATAATCTTTTTAAAGTGAACCCATTTATAAATAGTAGTGTTGTTTTTAAAAGAGATGTGCTGCGATATATACAAGAACAAGAACAAGAACACGTGGAAGATATAGACCCGGACAAAATAACACTATTCTGTATGAACCAGCTATGGCTGCAGTTAAGTATATATGAAGCAGTATTGTATAATATAAATCAAGTCACATTAATGCACAAAACACCATACCAAATCAACCATTATAAAACATGCTATAAAAGCGAATATTTTAAAAATATTATATCCGATTTTAAAAAAAACTATATAAGAATACGATTCTTCAGCGACTTTTGCACATCAGAAACGTGCAAACAGAACTATGAACGAATGTGCCTTTATCAAAAACTAGACTATTATGGGAAAACGAAAAAAATATATTTAACAACTACCGAAACATACACACATGCATTTCTATTAAACTGCCCAACACCATCCAACATTCAAGTTGAAAAAGAATGCGTTTTCGGATTTGCACATGAACCGCCTGACAATTCTTTTTTACGTCTTTATTATAATAATTTCATTGAATATGCCGCGAATAATATAGGAAAATATTTTATCGGCAGTGTCGGTTCATTACCATCGCCTCCGTTTTTAGGACACCATGGTTTCCTGTTTCATGAAACACCTAAAAATATTGGTATGTTTACAAATAAAAAAACAAAAGTAATGTCGATCATGGTTTCGCATAAGTCATATACACCAGGACACAAATATCGTCATGCACTTGTAAGCTATATACTCAAACAAGGACTGCCTATCGATATATGGGGCAATGGGGCAAAAATGTATAGGCAACGATTCCCCGAAAGTAACAATATATATGGCGATTTCAAATCTATGGCTGAAATGTGCGACGATTACATGTTTACGATTGCAATCGAAAATACATCTCACGACCACTATTTTAGTGAAAAGATAGTTAATCCGCTTCTTTATGACACGATACCCCTTTATTGGGGGTGTAAAAAAATAGAAGAGTATTTTCCTAACTATTCTATAAAACTAACAGGTAATATAAATATGGATATGATTACGATAGGGAGGGTTTTAAAAAATCCGCAATATTTCATGACAAAGCATAAAGCAAATATAGAAGAAGTATTGGACAAAGTGAATCTTATTAAAAATGTTGAAAGGTTATTGTGTTAACATACTACCTAAATAAGATTAAATATACGAATAATTATAATTCATAAAATATACATAAATAGATAATAATAATAACTATAGACTACTTATCAATCAAATTAACCAAATTAACCAAATTAACCAAATTAATCAAAATAACCAAATTAAAAATATGAATGATAGTTTAAAATATAATTTTAAGACGATTTGTTTTAAAGAGAAAATGCACTTGAAACGGGATAAAAACAATAATATTTACTTGTTGCAATTTTACGCAGAGAATAGCAAGGTTAACTTGTATACTATGATAAATTTAGACATATATAACTTAATGTTTACATTGAACAAAGACAATTTTGAGAAGATTGAAATACATGACGGAATATCGACATCGCCATTTTATCGAGATAAAAATAAAAATATAAACGAAGTAAATGTTCTTTTTCTTTTTAAACCATTTGCTGCTGATTTAGGAATTAAGCCCAAATATATGTATGTAAAGGTGACGGAAACCTGTGAACCAAATAAAAAGACATATACTTGTGTGGATGCCGACTATCCGAATCCGGAAGATTTAAAAAACTATGACAAAGTTGTAAATACGATATCATCTATGGTGGTGAATTTCGAGTCGTATCATAAAATAAATATTAACTATATTTTTAAATTGGAATTAAGTCATTCATTGCCTATTTATATGGAAAATATAATGGGTCTTATCATGAAAAAAGTGTTTCTTAATCTGAAACAATTTATTGAGATGATACAATAATATAAGTGAATATAAGTGAATATAAGTTAATATTATTTAAAAAATAACAAGTTTAAATAATATTTAATACCATATACTATACATATCCATATCCATAACTATAACCATATCCATAACTATGTTCGCAACATTAAAACGAATTCAAGATAAATGCTCTTTTTTTTACAAAACTGATGCAAAGAAAAACGATGATATTAGAGACGCATACGCAGACGCAGACACAAACTCACAAGAATTGCAATTCCTACTTGAAAGATGCGACTTAGATTCGGAAACAACGTCCACCCCTAACTATGCGAAAAATATACTAGATAAAATCGGTTCATTTTTAATAAATATACAACCCACGCTAGTGTCCGCGTTGTCAAAGTCATATTTTATAACCTCTTGTATGGGAATATATGCAAAATATTATGTGCTGTATAAGTTTTCCAAAAAAACAACTACTGACTACAACAATACCATAATACATCTTGCCGAAGAGTTGGCAGATAAAAATATATTTTTCACAAAAATATTTCAGGGAATTTCGAATAATGCGAATAATAAACTAATGAATAAAGAGCTGTTTAACTATTTTATTAACTATACCGATAACGTTAAATATGATGAAAATGAAATAGATTATCGAGGACTATTTGAATTGATAAGTATTGCAAAACGTAATGGGGATGAACTTGTTATTCATGGTGGCGTAAGGTGTGAACCTATTAAATCAGGTGTCATCGCAATCATATATAAAGCTACGCTTAATGGGAAACCTGTTGTTATAAAATACCAGCGCAAAAATATCGTCGAGAAGTTTGACAAGTCAATGAAAGAATTAGAACTACTGGTTCATATAACAAAGAAGCTGCCGTATTTATCTAACTTGAACATATGCGATATCTTTGAGGAAAATCGTGAAATCATGACGGGACAACTTGATTTTACAAACGAAGTTGATAATATACACATTTTTTATGAAAAATTCAAAGACGTGAAAGATATTTGTATTCCGCATGTTTATTCGTATTTTACAGAAGAAAACCCGAATGCGATCATAATGGATTATATCGAGGGCGCTAGGCTTGAAAATATCTGCGCAGACGATAGAGATGAATATTCGAAATTATTGTCAAGATTTAATATAAAGTCTGTTTTTTACGATTCAATCTATCATGCGGATTTACATTCTGGAAATATTATTTTTATGAAAGAACCATGTGATACAAACACAAGCACAAATACAGAATACACGCTAAAAATAGGAGTGATTGACTATGGAATTATTGGAAAACTGACAAGAGAAGAACAGAATATATTTTTCAACTTTTTTAAGATTTTAGTCTCGAGAAACTATAAGAAGCTTGCAACATATATCGTCTCTCACCTATCTGAACCACTAGAGAAAGGAGAGAAAGGAGAGAAACACGTTAATATAAATGAAAAACTTATAAAAGATATTTACAATATATGCTATCACACACTAAGTGTGAAACAAATATTTTTTGGAGGAGAAGAAATATACGAAGTGAATAAAATATTAAAAACAGAAGGTCTTACATTTTCTAAATTCTTTTGTAGGATTGAATTAGCGATTGCTATTTCGGAAAATGTTTGCAATTCGCTATGCAAAGATAAAACGTATATTGAACAACTAATGTGCGCCTTTAAGGAATTATTTAGTGGAAGCTATGATAGCATTTTTGATGATGAAAATGAAAATGAAGAAGAAATTGAAGAGTATGGTAACTATATAGAATAATAATTATGCAAAATAATTATCTAGAACAATAAAATATATAAAATATATAAAACAATAAATATAAAGGTTATATATATTGTTTTCTACTATTACAAGAACTATTACAAGAAAATGATGAATAGCGAACAAATTATAGAGATAACAAACCAAATCGACACACTAAAAACCGGCGACTTACTACTATGCGATAATCTTGAACAAAAAGGACTCGGATTGTTTGGATGGCTTATAAAGTATGGTTCAAAAAGTGATTTCTCACATATTGCCATGGTGGTTGTAAACCCCGATTTCACATATTTAGATAAACCAATGAAGGGTGTATATGTATGGCAATCCGGCACTGCTCAGATACCCGACGCCGAAGATGGTAAGAGAAAAATAGGGGTGCAGCTTACACCTATCGTCGATTTTATAACCACATATAAGGGGAAAATATATTTGCGAAGATTGCGCGTTCATTTTGCGGAGGATATTATCGAAAACAATACAACGATGATTAGTATTAACATAACTGATTTGAATGGTGTTGGTAGCGGTGGAAGTGGTGGAAGCGGTGGTGGCAGTAGTACAGCATTAGTAACTAGAAACAGAAATCTGCTTATAAATACATTTTCAAATACGTTTTCAAATACGTTTGGTTATATCTACTCAGGATTCAGCATCTTGAAATATTTTTTTTATAAAAGTAATGCACGAAACAATAACAATATCGATATTGAATCAAATCAAGACTCGATTGATACACATAAACAACGACACCTACACTATCATACAGAAAATCCATTTACACATGAAAAAATGAAAGAAATTCATAGTTGTGTTTTTAACAAACCTTATGATATCGTGGTGCGAGATTGGATTGAAGCATATTGCAAGAAAGACCCCGATCCTCAAAAAATATCGCGCTTTTGGTGTAGTGCTCTTGCGGCGTATATATACACAAAAGTTGGACTACTGGATGAAAAAACAGACTGGAGTATAATACGCCCCAGTTTTTTTTCAAGTGAGAATCCGGAATTGAATCGTAGTATTTTGATTGGTGCTGAGTTGTCCAGTGAAGAACTCATATGGTGTAATGTTTGATTCGTCTAGGTGACTATATACATACATAATGCGAGATTATGTATGTATTTTTATATTTTTATACTTTGATACTTTGATACTTTGATACTGGATTATTTAATGCTTATGACGCCTTGTTTTATGTTTATGCATTGAATGACGTTTCTTCTTTGAAAATTTCGTTGTAGGCATGGATGCATGCTTCTTTATTTTTCTAGATGTGGATTTAGTATTGTTGTTATTATTATTCCGGAGAGTAAATCGTTTACTACCACCAGCAAGTGGTTTGATATCATTACAATAATAGTCATATCGCGTACTATCCGATTGTGCAAAACTAAAATCAGTATTAATATAAGTATTAGAATATACAGCCCGTTGTGTTGTTTTAGCAGGTTTTACAACTTCATCAATAATTTTTTGCGCATTATTATTTTTTTCACTACTATAGATACTATTTCTAGCATACAATGATACATAGTCTGTATCGTCGCCAAACTTAGTATAGTCAAACAATTTACTTCTACTATCTACAAAATATTTTTTATAGTAGGTATAAGTTTTATCATGTTTGAATTTGGAAGGAGGTATAAAATAGTCA